GCGGCTCAATTTCAGGGGCATATCCATTAAATGAGATATACCTCTAGAATACTTATGACGCGCTATGAGTTCAGACCATCGGGGAAAACCTCTTATTATGTCATTAGGACTGATAGCAGCAGTCCGCATCAACCTAGTAATATACTGATCTTTTCCTTCCCGAGCAATCTTATCCATAAACTCTTTCAATTTATCATGAATATGTCCATGAACACCTGCAGACAACGTTCGATACACGTGTCTACAGAACTCATATGCCACTCTATTAGTGCCTTGAGTATCATAAGCCATACCAATAGCTGATACTATATACTCAATCACTGATTTTTCATCTGCCTTACCATATGCCAATTTCATAATTAAAGACCCCAACGGCCTATACGGTAAGACTGGAGACATTGAATGTAAACGAATTTCTTCCGGAGAAAACACATCCTCTCGACGAACAAAATAACGTTTAAGAAATACAATTCCAGACTCCACTATTCCCCCATCATACTTATTAGGCACGGTGAGAAAATTAGCACGATGAATATCCCTTATCTTCATCCCCCAAAACTCTGTTACAAATTTTGCAAATCCAGTTTCATTGATTATATCATGTACATCCTTATGCGTATAGAGAACATGATCATCTCCATATACAATAATTCCACAACGATACAATCGAAATAACTCCCTAATCTGAGAAACACGTTCAGGATGTCGTTCCATAACTTGGCGAACATATAGAAAGTACAAAAATGCAACAATCCACGAATCACCATGAGAAGTTTCATAAGCCCCAGACGGCATACCACCATAAATTACTGTCCATATAGTGCTAAATGTGTGTGTCACTTTAATGGAAAGTCGCTCAGCACAAATCCTAAAGAATGCCTTTAACAGCATTACATTCTGGGTAGTCATACCTTTCCAATTAAAATAAACAGTCGCTTGAGTTACATATAGCATTAACAAAATCATATGAATGGTAGCATCTAAATGCTTAAAATCACCATCTTCAAATACAACGTCAGGATCATCAAAACCAACACTCATGGCTAGGGCAAACGCTCCCCCAAACCAAAAGTTAATTCCAACTTTAATAACACGTCCCCGCTCTATAACTTGTCGATACTTAAGAAGCATTGCTGCCATCAAGTACTGAAACAATGATAATATATAAAACGGTCGTAATTTCCACTTTAACGTTAGCCTATCTGCTGGGGCCATTCCCCACTTATTAAAAGATTCATCCTTAAGGGCTACAGATGCAGCAGCATCCTGTGGTACATACTTTGAATTTCTAATAAGCTCCTCACGAGTCTTATTAATCTCACCAATAGCATAAGGAAGCTGCTCCATTTTCTTACCAGTAGCACTAGCAATAAATCTAACTCCTCCAATAGTTTCTTCGGCTTTCGATCCATTACGCAAACCAGCTGCTGTATCCTTACGAACAGCTTGTACTGCTTGGTCACGCGATTCATCAAAATCCCAAACCTGGGTAGTAAACATTTTCCGAGTACCCATAGCATAATATAACATATCCAAAGCTCCAGGCCACAAGTACTCAGTAGATTTAATATTAGAGGTTATGTAGCGAGTAGGTTTATCAAACCTTTCTAGCATCATTGGTAACTTTTTCGGATAAAGATTAGATACAGTATGAACACTGTAATTACCTTCTTTATCACCAGTAAATGCTAAATTAGCCCATGACAATTCACGCATACACAACATTTTCAAAGTAGGAGGTGTGTTTTTACCTTTCATGTCAGCTGAATTTAAGTAACCATACTGTTCCCACGCTAATCCATGATACACAACTTCATCCTTAATACGAATTTGTTTCCAAATAGATGCCCATTCAAAAGCAAAAAAGACAATTCCTAATCTTTTCCAATAAGCAACATCCCAACTACGATAAGCCGACACAACCTCTTTTGGAGGAACTGGAAGCTCTCGTTCACCGGGAATTCGTATACAAGGAAACAAAGAAAAACCACGTCGTTGATTACCCGGAATGCCTAATTCAATTCGAATTATAGCTTCCAAATAATTAGGATCACCATTATGCGCACTTACAACATTTTGTTGCACCATTATCCACTTAGATGATATTATAGCAAATGCCTCAATATACATATCATCATCCGACTGTTTTTCCCCATCTCTATACCTTGAAACTCTAAACATAAATCCCTTAAATCGTTCTTCTACCAATTTAACCTGTAAATCCAAATTTCCATCAGATACAACTGTGGTATTATCACGTCCATCAATCCAAGTCCAATCCATTCTTTTACTCAACTTAATGGAATACGTCAAATACTTGATAAGACTGAACTGTTTACCTAACCTACCTGTTAAGTGATGCGTGTGACCACGAAAATCCGTAGTACCACGATTTGTAATTTTTGTTTTAGAATTAGTCAGCAATATCAACTATGTGCTGAC